GGTTCTCTGGGTAATCACAGATATAAAAGGATGGTGGAATCCCCCAACACCAGATATATTAGATATCAAGCGTGGGTGGAATGACGGTTCTTATGATGTTAAAGGCAGGTATCAATCTAGAGAGTTAACTTTAGAGGGCTCTATCCTATGCACAGTCCCAACGCTTGCTCCTGCCGCTCGCTCTCGTTTAGTTGCAGCAATCAACCTTGTAAGACAGGGTGCTTGGCTAAAAACAGAGGAAGACCCTACAAAAGCATCTTATGTTCGCCTTAGCGGGGAACCAAATATAGAAACTGTTAGCGCTAGAGGAAGAATTGATTTTTCTATAGGTCTTAGGGCAGCTGACCCTATTAAATATTCATGGAATAACGATGACGTAACTTATGGATACGACACCGTATCTATAGATGCTCTATCTGCAAGCCCATCTCACACAGGTATAGCAACCATAACAAATGATGGAGATGTAGATGTTAGCGTGTATTTAAGCATAACTGGTCCAATAGTTGGCCCAGCAAGTATTATAAATACTACAAACTTGGAGACAATTACAATAACAGGCACTCTAAGAGGTGCTACAACAAAGACTGTAAACAATAAAGCTATATCAAATAGCGTTGTTACCCTAACCACATCTACTGCTCACGGACTTGTTATAGGAGATGTAGTGACTGTTTCATCGGTGGGTGCTGCTTATAACGGAGAACAGGTAGTTAGTTCCATACCTACAACAACAACTTTTACATATTTACTTACTGGGTATACAGGAGGCAATGTATCTTCTACAGCTGGATCTGGAACAGTAGCCTATGGACCAGACCTTTTAGAGATAGATACTTATAACAGAGAAGTAACTCTTAATGGAGAATTTACTGGAGCAAGATTAAAATTAGAAGTTTATAACGAATGGATTACTCTCTCTCCTGGAGCAAATGTCATAAGTTTTTATGACAATGGTGCCGCTAATTCTACTGCAAATTTAACTATAGACTACAGGTCTGGCTGGCTTGCTTAACTAAAAGACATAAGAAAGAGACGACATGGCAGAACACGTTATTACACCAGCGGAGTACCGCTATTACGTTGCCGACCTCTTAACTAATAATGTTTTATCAGAGATAGGGTTTACCTCTGTTTCGTACGAGCGTGCTTTAAGTAAGTCAGGTTCTTTTACTGGAACTATTCCTGTAATTGACTCTACGTCTCATCTTAATTTATATGAAAATACTATGCCTGGAAAAACTGCTCTCTATGTATTAAGAGATGGGGTTTGCGTTTGGGGCGGGATTATTTGGGGTAGACAATACTCTCCTGCTAATAAAACTTTACAGGTAGATGGCAGCGAGTTTACTAGCTATCTCTACCATAGATTTGTATGGCAAACACTTTATTACGGGTCAGAATCTTACTACTGCAAACAATATAAAGCAGACGGCTCTACAGCAACTATCTACACAGATGTGTCGCATGGATTTTCTGTAGGAGAGACAATAAGAATTAGAAGCCTAAATCCTGCTATAAATGGCGACCACACTATAACCTCTACTCCTTCTTCAGCTAGTTTTACTTTTGCTACAGCAGCCACCCTTGCACTTAGCCCGTCTACTACAGGGCTGGCTAGAACAATTGTTGATACATACGACATGGTTAGAGATTTACTTGGTTACTTAAAAGAAGACTTCTCTAATTTAGAGTTTGTTAACGATGAGATTAAGCCATCTGATGATTTAGAGTATTCCATATCAAATAAAGAAATGACAGCTGGGTTAGCGACTCTTACTACTACAGTTCCCCATGACTTGATATCTGGACAACAAATACAGATGGTAGATGTTGATAATTTAATAGATGGATATCAGATTATTACTGCTACACCTGCTTCTGACATTTTCACAGTAGATGTTGGTGGCTCGTCTAATATAGCCAGTACTGCCCTTGGCGGAATATCTACTTACAATATAACCTCTGCAACAATAGAAACAACTTCTTTAATAATAACAACTAAAGCCATATCTAATAACATTGTAACTCTTACTACTTCAGCCACCCACGGGCTCTCTGTTGGAGACTACATAAGTATCTCTAATGTAGAGAATACTATTTCTGTATCAAAAGTTGGAACTACTGGTGTTTCTGGCGAGAAGACAGTAGTAGTTCCAAATAATACAGACATTATAGTTGGAATGATGGCTTTTGGTACAGGAATTGGGTCTAGCGCAACTGTACAATCTATTTCAGGTACTACCATAACTTTAGGAATAGCAAATGTAGGAACTGTATCTGGAACTGTAAGTTTTGCATACCAAGCTATTATAAACGGGTCTTATTATGTAAGTTCTGTTCCTACAACTACCACTTTCACATATGAAAAATCTTCTCCCAATGTAGCAGCTGTTTCTATATCAAAAGCCGATGAAGTTACTAGTTTTTCTATAACAAATAGCGGATCTACTGCTTATTTATATAATTCTAATAAAAACCCTACTTTATATTTAATTAGAGGAAATACTTATACATTTAATATAAGCGCTGTTGGTCATAATTTTTGGATTCAAACTACTAGTGGCGGATACAGTTCAGGGAATGTGTACTCTTCAGGTGTAACAGGTAACGGTACTGCAAACGGTTCTATTATATTTACAGTTCCATCTAACGCTCCATCTACTCTCTACTATCAGTCCCAGCAAGATAGTGTTATGTCTGGAAGATTAACCATATACAGTTATGGTCAAGTTTCTTATAAGTCTTGCATTTTAACAACATCTACACCTCACGGGCTTTCTACAGGAAAGAGTTTTATAGTTTCTGATGTAGGTGCTGATTATGATGGTACATTTGCAGTATCTAGTGTCCCGAATAGCACGTCCTTAAAATATAACTCTTTATCCTTACTTAATCGAGCAACAGAAGCAGTCTACGGGGGAACTTTAAAATGGGGTCCTAGAGCAGTTGCTGGAACATATGGAGCCTACTCTGGAAACTCGGATACTGACATACAGGTATCTGAAGACTTAAGCGGAAAATATATAGGGGTATCCCAGCAAATATTTAGAGGATCAGATATGCGATCTTTTGGAGATATATTAGAAGAGTTTTCTAAAGACTTAAATGGTTTTGAGTACAGGATAGATTGCGATTTTCAAAGTGGTTCTTTTGTACGAACATTTAGTTTTGTTCCATTTATAGATCCTCCTAATAAAATTGCTGTAGTAAATAAAGCTCTTACATCAAATGTTGGAACTATCACTACAGAAAGTGCTCACGGGCTTTCGGTCGGGGATGAGATAGTGATTACAGATGTAGGTCTTTATTTTAATGGCACTAGAGAAATACTTTCTACCCCGACAACTACTACTTTTACATTCTCTTCTTATGCTAGCAACGTTTCCTCTACAGCATGTTCTGGTTATATAGGAATAGTTCATCCGCTTAGTGTTTTAGGTGCAGATCAGTTTGTTTTTGAGTACCCAGGGAATGTGCTTCAATTTAATCTAACTGAGAATGCAGAAAACTCTGCAACTAGAATGTGGGTTGTGGGAGCTACTGATAATTTAGACAATACTGCAAGTGCTCCTTATGCCGCATCTACATCAACAGACTTATTAGATTTAGGATGGCCACTTATTGACCAGGTTGATTCTAAAACTGACAATGTAACTGTTGCATATGGAGAGAGTGCACTTTATTCGTACGCTAGAGATTTTGCTGGAGAGGCTAGACCACCAGAGGGAAGTTTTTCCATAACAATTAACGGCTCTATAGGACCATATGTTGGAGATTTTTTACCAGGAGATTGGTGCTCAATTATTATAGATGACGACTTTGTTAGAATGCGTCTTGCTAGTGATTTAGAGCCAAGAGGCGATATAATTGTTAGAAAAATTATAGGATATAAAGTTTCTGTACCTGATAGCCCGTCTTTCCCTGAAAGTGTGACGCTAGAACTTATAAGTGAATGGAAAGAAGACCGAAGAATATCTACTCTAAAAACTACTGGTTAGGAAAGATGAATAAAAATGGTGAGTAGAAGAAGAAGTAGTAATAAGAATTTAGGCAATAATATTGCTGAAGTTCATAGAAGGCTGCGATATTTAGAAAGACGCCCTGCCAAAACTAAACTTGGAAGTAGAATTGTAAACGCTGCTGCTATTACCCCAAACACTATTACTGAAGATCAAGTAAGTTTTGGCGCGACCATAATAACTGATGAGACAGACCTAACTTTAGCAACAGATAATCCTAAAGACGGTCTTATAGTAATAAATCCAGGTACTGGAGAGTCTGCTGTCTATAGTTACGATTTAGATTCTTATATTTATATATCTGATACTACTGCTCAAACTAGTTCTATAGAGGCTATATCTATAGCTCAGGGGAAAAGTAAGACCTATGTAAGTGCCTCGGAGCCTACTGGAGGAACCTACAACGAAGGCGATCTCTGGATAGATACTGATGATGGAAATAAACTTTATAGGTATAACGGCACCGCCTGGGTGTCTACGCAAGATGCTGCAATCAGTACAGCACAGGCTACTGCAAATGGTAAAAATACAATTCACTACTCCACCTCAGACCCAGGCTCGACTGCAAATATCGCGGGTGATATCTGGTGGAAATACGCTTCAGGTATTGTAATAAAACAGTATGTTGGTGCTGGAGGAACTACTTGGAATGAATCTACTGTAGGAAATGCTGTAATTGCTAATTTAGATGCAGGAAAAATTACAGCAGGCTACCTTGATGTTTCTGGATCGGTAAAAATTACTACTGATAAAACAAAATCAGGAAACCAATCACGTGTAGAGATAAACTCTGACGGTTTTTATGCATACGATGGCGACGTTGCTACTGTGTCCATTACAAAGAGTGGAGTAGCAGCATTTTCTGGAGCAATATATGCTACCAGTGGCACTTTCAGCGGGACTATTAATGCTAGTGGGACTATCTCTGGCGGAACTATTTCTGGAGCAACTATTATTGGCGGGATATTTCGAACTGCCGCGACAGGCAATACAAGAGTAGAAATTAATTCGACTACATCTGTAGATTTAATTAAATTTTATGTAGGGGCTGGCGCAGACCCAGTAGGGCAAATTGGAGTTCAATCCAACGGTGTTGTATTAATAGGTCCTGCATCTAACGTTTTAGGTCTTACACCTGACGGTGGTGCAGCGTTAACCACTACTCAGCATCAGTTAACTTTTTCATCTAACGGTAGTGCAAAGTTAGGCGCTGCTCTAAATTATATTCTTTTTAACGAGTCTAGTACTTCAGTAGCTTTACATAGTTCTAGTCCTGCAGGTAGCCTTGCTCTTAGAAATATACAGGCACTTACTGTAGGCACAGCCACAAGTCAAGGCGTATCTTCGGACGGAGCTGTAACAGCAGGCTATAATTGGACTGTAGGAGACATAGTTCTTACTTACTAAGAATACTTCCAACTATGTCAAAATATATAAATGTAGGCGGAACTTGGAAACTTGTAAGCGGTGCTTATATAAATGTTGCTGGATACTGGAAACGAATTGTATCTGGGTATATAAATGTTGCTGGATATTGGAAACTATTTTTTGAGTATCAACTAACTCCTGCTATTGCCTCTCGCGCTGAAATTTCTGTAAATAGTTCTACATTTCCCACAACTCTTACTGGAACAAACTATCACTGGACTAATGCAACTTCTTTGACTTACAAATTTCAAGTATCAACTGACGATACTACATGGACTGACATTGCTTCGGCTGTATACATTGCTAATCCTTCCATAGCGGCTTCAAATACAGTAACTTATACAACCCTGCAAGCCGACTATACCCAAGCTCTTATGTATTTTAGATTTTTAGTAATAGCGGTAAATTCTTACTACTCAACTACAACTACTTCTTACAGCACATCCACCGCTGTGGGGATAGCCCCTCTAGCACCTACAAACCTAAGCGCTACAAAAAGTGGCTCTTCTGTAATAAATCTTTCATGGACAGCCTCTGGATTTTCTACCACAACTTATGAAATTTACTGGGGAGGTACATCTTCTAGTACTCCTAATGCTGGAAGTACTCCAGATTTTTATGTATCTGCTCCTACAACTACCTATTCCAATACAGGGCTATCTCCAGTTACTACCAGATATTATTGGATAAGAGCAGTAAATATATACGGCACAAGTGCATGGTCTACAAGTAACGCAGTTTTTGCAACGACAGATGCATCGGTTCCATCTGCTCCAACTATAGGAACTGTGACTGTAACTAATAATTCAACAGTATCTATACCATTCACAGCGCCTGCAAGTAACGGCGGGGCATCCATCACCAGCTACACAACCACCTCCAGCCCTTCAATTTCATTAAGTACCTCTGGAACTTCTACCCCACTCACAGTTACAGGTACTTTTGTTTTAGGTCAGGCTTACACATTCACAATTGTTGCTAATAACTCTGCTGGCTCATCTGCATCTTCTAGCGCAAGTAACTCTGTTACCCCTAATGTTGCTTCTCGCCCTGGACCACCAACACTGACATCTTCTTCTTCTACATCTTCTTCTATTACTTTTGCTTGGAGTATTGGCTCAGATTCAAGTTCATTAGTAAAAATAGATATAGGATTTTCTGCAGCAGGTGGTACAGATGTTGTTAACGGGGCTACTACAACTTCTTCATCTAGAACTCAGTCCAGCCTTACTTCTACCCATACTTACTATGTACGCATAACCTCGTACAGCACTGCATACGGTTACGGAGACTACTTAGACTTTACTGTAGCAACTACAGGGACAAGTCCTTTGCAGACTTCTTCCCCCTCCTTGAGTGGAAGTGGCTTATACAACACAAACTTAACTTTTTCTGGTGGCTCTTATACAAATACTGCATCCTTAACTACCCATCTTGTATTTGCTGTTGCTAATTCTTTTACTAGTTCAACTCCTACAAAGACCTCTTCTAGTCCTTATACAATAACAGCTCTTGATTCTGACTCTCCAGGAAATTATTTTGCAGTTAGAGATACAGTAGTAGGAACCAATTCTATAACTTACTATTACTATTCCAGCGCAACTCATACAAGCCAAGACACTATGCCTGTTCCAACATTTTCTGCTGCAACATCTGCTATTGGCGGATTCTCATTTACAATTACAAACTACGATGCTGGTAATATTTATTATATTTCTAGTGTATCTAATGGCTCTGTTACTTCTGCTGGTGGCATGTACCCAACTACAAGCACGATAACTGTTACAGGACTTACCTCCGGGCAATCTTCTACGGTAGCACTTGTTGTAGATAAAACAGGTTTTGTAGACAACACTGCTAGCATAACTGGAACCGCTACAGTTGTTATAACCCCAGGGGTTCCCAACATAGTGTCTACTTCTTCTACAAACAGCACTATAACAATTACTTGGTCAAGTGGTGGAGATACAGATTCTTACAGAATGACTGTAGGTACTTCTGCAGGGGCATCAAATGTAAGAGACTTGTACACTTCCTCTACTTCCTCTACAACAACTGGCCTTAGCCAGTCTTTCACATACTACATAAGTATTTATGGATACTGGTCAGCAACATCCACCTACGGCTCTCCAGCATCCACAACAATTGCTACTACAGGCTCTGGAACAACTGCAGGTACTACCACTACAACTGCAGGTACTACCACTACAACTGCAGGTACTACCACTACTACTACCACTACTACTACCACTACTACTACTACTGCAGCTCCTTCAACTAGAACCGTTCCAAGCGTAGTCGGAACTCTTGAGACTAATGCAATTTCAGCAATACAAGCACAAGGATTAGTTGCCTCTGTATCTTATGATTACGGTGGAAACTTCTCTAATGATGGAACAGTTAAATCCCAAAGCCCTGCTGGTGGTGCCACCGTGAATGTAGGGTCTACAGTAAGCATAGTAGTTTGGGTTTACTAATATGACATACTTTTTTCCAATAAGTATGGCTCAAATAGATCCAAACGGTCTATGTAATTCTGGGTGTTGGTTTTGTCCAGTTGCTTATACTCCTAACCCAGAGTTTGCAAAAAAGCATATGCCAATAGAGCTTCTAGAAAGCATTGTAAAACAATTACATGAAGGAAAAGGCTCTTTTGTCTCTGAAAGTTTTAATTTTATATACACCGCTCACTACAATGAAGTTTTATTGTATAAGTATTTTAAAGAAATGTTAGATATATTTAGAAAATATAGAATACAAACAATCGTATTAACTAATGGAATACCTCTTACTAAAAATAAAATAGATATTATTAAAGAGTATAAAGATGTGGTTTATGGAATATGCATGAATATACCTGCAGCAGACGAGGAATCTTGGTCAAGATATACCAACTCTAACCCAAAAATATTTAATAAAGTTATGGAAAATATAGAGTACGCGATGGAGAATCTTCCAGAGATGGTAGTCCATGGTCAACTGTCTATACAGATAAATGGGGTGGATAACAACTCTTTGGCTAAAAACGGCGGGTGGGTAGAGATTTTAGGCAATGCCCCCGAGATGAACCTAAGCATTGAAGATGGTGATTTAAATAAGCACTACATTAAATTCAAAGAGATGTTTCCTAAACTAAACGTGTATAAAATGAATAATTTAATAGACCGCGCAGGGCATTTAGATAAGTACGGTGCTCTCACAAATATACAAACTATTGACAAGACCCTAAGAAAAGACAACAAAAAAGTTATCAGATGCGGTAATGGTATAGAAGTTGGTGGAAGACCTAATGGGTGGATACACGTAAATCCAAATGGAGATATGTTTATATGCTGCAATGACTATGATTTTGAAACCATATATGGAAATATTAATGAAAAACCAATTAAAGACATATGGATGAGTTTAGACCACCATAAAATGATAATAAATTCTTATAAAACGCTGTGTACCACCTGCGCATCTGCTATCTGGGGTTAATATGTCAAGTATCTTCATACAAATAGCTGCATATCACGACTATGAACTTTCAAGAACAATACTTGACTCTATAAAAAAATCATCTGGAGAAAATAATATAAATTTTGGAGTACATCTTTGTTATTATCAAAACAATAATATAAAAATACCTGATTTACCAAATGTAAAATATGAAGTAAGCAGGGCTCCTGAAAATATAGGTTTAGGTGTTGGTAGGCTTATAGCCCATAGCTTCTATGCTGGAGAAGATTACTACTTTCAGATAGATTCGCATAGCCGTTTTGACCAAGATTGGGATAAAAAATTAATATCTTGGGTGAAAGAGTATCAAGATGTGGGGTTTGAAAAGCCATTAATAACTAACTACCCTAAAAACTACTCTTACGAGGATATGAAAGTTAAACTAGAAAACTCTACGACTATAACTGTCATCTCTTTTCATGAAAATATTAAACAATTTCAAGAAATAATGGTTCCTACTCAGACAGCTATAGGAATCTCTAAAGAAACTGTATTTTCTAAATCAATATCTGGAGGTTGCATATTCACTCTTGGTAGTTTTATAGAGCCTAATCCAAAGATTGCCTTTTACGGAGAAGAAATATTCATAGCAGCAAGAGCCTATACAAATGGGTTTGACCTACTTGTACCTAAAGAAACCTTCATGTACCACCTCTATTACAATCATGACGCCCCTTCAAAAAATCTTAGAAGAATAGTCTGGGAAGATTTTCCTAAAGAATTTAAAGAAATTGATATAGAGTCAAAAAAACAAATATGGAACACATTCAAAGAGAATAAGGTGGGAGATGGGTATCTAGGAACAGCAAGGACTTTAGAAGAGTTTCAGACCCACACAGGGTTAGATTTTAAAAACGGAATAGTCAACGAATCTTCTTGATATTTTGACCTATAATTATGGTATAATTTAACTAAGATTATTGACTGATAATTAAAAAACGATATAATATGCAGGGAGGGCAAGATGTCAGAAATGCTAACAAATGAAGAGAAATCTAATCTTATCGAGCAGCATAAGAAGAATCTGCTCTTTAACCTATTTAACATAGAACTAACAGTCATTGAAGAAGAGTGTAAAGACACTCCAGACGAAAGCATCTTATCTAGTCTTAATTCTCAGATTTCCGAGATAAACTTGAAAATGAGCGCCTTAAACGCCGAGCTAGCAAAACTCTAAATAGCAACTATCAAAAAAGACTAATATTAGCGTTACAAAAACGCTAATGGACACAAGGAGAAAAAATGGCATCATCTGATTTAACTACTGATGAAAAAGTATCGGTTATAAACATACATATAAAAAATATTAGATACAATAAATTCAATGCCGAGCTCACTTTGCTCGAAGAAAACGCAGCAATATCTCCTGACGCATCCGCAGTTACCCACTCTAATGCTCAGATTGCAAAAGCAGAGGCTCAAATTGCAGCACTAGAGGCTCAGATAGAATCTTTGTCTTAACTTGTAAACATAGACCTAAGGACAACTGACACATGGACAAAAGTAAAAACGAACTTATGATTATTGCTCTTCAACAACGTATTGGGGAAATTGTTTCTCAGTACGAGGGTCAAATTGCATCTCTTCGAGCGGACTTAACGCAGATGATGGCAGTTGACGACATAGTTAACTCTCCAGATAAGTTAGAAGACAAGCCATAGTGTATGAAGTAAAAGATGGTTCTCGTACGCTTCAATTTAGTGGAAAACTTTTAGCCGAGTCTTCTTCTTGGCGTAGAGGTTCTACTAGGTGGATAGAGTTTGCTCTCTACCGTACAGAGAACGGATCTTATGTTTTATCACGTATAGGCGTATCTTTGATGTACCACGGGGCGGCATGCCCACTTATTGATAGATATGATTTAATAGAAGGAATGACAGAAAATCTTGCTAAAGATGCTTTTCCATGCGATATTTGTAATCCAAATAAAACTTTACCTATAGTTTTTCCAGAAAAATACCGCTACTGGGCTCAAGTTAGTGACAACCCGAGACCAGTTATAAATGCTCTTTACAAATATGATTTTGTCGGGGCAAGATACCTAACTGGAGTTGCTATAAGACTTTTAGAAGAAGCATCTAAAAATGATGAAAAAATAGATTCTGTGTATAGAATAGAGACTATTCCATAAAGTTAGCAAAAATGATTGAGAGACAAAATGACAGAGGGATTAGACGGAGTTCAAGTAACACTTGTTGATTCCGTAGAAAAAGCTAATGAATTTATGTCTTGGCTTAGCCAACGCAGACCACATGATGCGATAGCAATTGATACTGAAACTGGAGAACGCCCTGGTATGCCTAGGGAACATGCTCTATCTCCTTGGCATGGAGATTTACGTCTTGTACAAGTTGGCGATGGAATGCATGGATGGTCTATTCCTTGGGCTGAATGGGCTGGAGTTTTCTACGAAGCAATGGAAAAATTTAATGGACCTATTGTGTGCCACAATATTGCATTCGAAGCGCGTTGGTTTGCTGTTAAATCAAAATGGGAAATACCTTGGCATCGCTCTCACGATACGATGATTATGGCTCACCTAATTGACCCTCTTGGTCCAGGGGCTCTAAAAACACTTTCTTCCCGCTTTGTTGATAGGAATGCCGCTCATCTGCAAGATAAGTTAGATATAGATTTAGCAAAGAATGGTTGGACTTGGGGAACTGTTCCAACTAATTTTAAACCTTACTGGTCTTATGGCGCTTTAGATACTATTTTAACAATGCGTTTATGGGAAAAGTTTTACGAGAAATGCGGTCCAGATAAGCCTTACCACAAAGCCTATGAATTAGAAATGGCTACAAGAAAAATTGTAACTCGTATGGAAATCAATGGAGCAAGAGTTGATTTAGAGTATTCAAAAAGAAAATATGAAGAACTCATTCGATATACGGAATCTGTAAAACTGTGGGCGGCAAAAAACTATGCTGGCACAAGCATAACAAGCAATATTCAAATAGTTAGGTTATTTGAAAAACTAGGCGCTGATATAACAGAAACAACTCCTTCTGGTCAAAAATCTGCCAGTAAAGATCAACTAGAGCTTCTTACAATTACTGGAAATGAAGAGATAAAAAATCTTGCCGAAACTATACTAAAACAAAGAAAAGCAGATAAACTTGCTAATACTTATTTTTTAAACTTCCTAGGTAAGTCAGTAGATGGAATACTTCACCCTTCTGTAAAAACCCTTGGTGCTAGAACTTCTCGCATGTCTATTACTGACCCAGCCCTTCAAACACTCCCTAAAGGCGATGACACTGTTAGAACAGCATTTATACCTAAAGATAAAGACCATGTAATTATCACATCAGATTTAGACCAAGTTGAGTTTCGCATGTTTGCATCTTTGTCAAAAGACCCTAACCTGATTCAACTATTCCACCGTGCTGATGCAATTAGTTCTGACCCGTTTACCGAAATTGGTAGAGAGGTGTATCAAGAGCCAAACCTAACTCGCTCGGATAAGAGACGTAACTTAATTAAAGGTATGGTTTATGGAAGACTTTACGGTGCTGGAGTTGCTAAACAGGCTCTAACTGCAGGTGTAGCAGAGCATCAAATGAAATCCGTATCCGATGCTTTTGACCATAGATATCCTGGAATGATTAGATTTCAAAAAGAAATTGAAAATATTGGCGCTAGAAGAACTAAAGAAGAAGGTCAAGGATATGTTTACACTTGGACTGGTAGAAAGATACCTTGTGACGATAACCGTGTATACACTTTAATTAATTATTTAATTCAAGGAGGGGCTGCAGAAGTTTTTAAATCTAATTTAGTAAAACTTGACCAAGCAGACCTGACCGAGCATTTGATTGTCCCCGTTCACGATGAAATTGTTCTTCAAGCTCCTAGAGAAGATGCTAAGGAAGTTATGGAAACTGTAAAAAAGTGCATGACAACAACCGAAGGCTGGGATGTCCCACTTACTGCTGGGATTGACGGTCCATTAGAAACTTGGGGACAAAAATATAAATGAGATACATACTTTCAGTTGACCCTGGCAAAGTCAGTGGCATATCTTTACTATTGTGGTCTGGCAGCGAAAACGAACTTCCAGAAAAAAAGTTTTCTATAGAGGCAGATGAAGAGTCCTACTCCTCCTCTATAAACCTTGCTTTAGACGGGTGGAAGAGATACGATTCTTTAATGGTGGTTTGCGAACGTTTTGTGATTACAGCCCAAACTGTAAAAAACTCTCAAGCGCCTTTTAGCCTCGAGCAAATAGGAGTTTTAAAGCATTTGTGTAGGTCTAATGGGTATAAAGCCGAAGACATAAGTTTTCAGTCTCCAGTAGACGCTAAAACTATGTTCCCTAACGAGGCTCTAAAGAAAATAGGTACTTGGCATAAGGGCGGGGAAGGGCATGCAAATGATGCTATCCGACACGCTCTACTAAAATTAGCAAAGACAGGATGGAAACCAAAAGTTCTGTTAGACTAAGGTATGGACAGAAAAAAACATTAGACTAGTTTTTTAGAGTCCATATATACAACATAGTGACGAGGAGTTAAAGTGGCGGTATCGGTTGATATTGACGCTAAAGGCGAGCACATACTTATCAATGCAGAGTGGCGCTATAAAGAGCTCTGTAAGAGCCTTCCTGGAGCCTCCTGGAGCGTCTCAGAGCAGGTATGGCGCGTACCTTTGAGTTGGACGACCTGTTTAGCGCTACGATCTACGTTTCGTTCGGAGTTGGTAATTAAGCCCAATTTAGCGGCTTGGGCAGCCAACGAGGTAGAGACTCGTATAAATCCTGCCAATGCTTTAAGAGAGTTAGAAACTTATGATGGGGACAGTGTTCTATTTCCTCACCAGAGAGCAGGAGTTGCTTTCTTAGCAACTGCTAAAAGAGCCCTCCTAGCCGATGAACCTGGCTTAGGGAAATCACTTGCTAATTCAGAAACTGTACTAACGCCGTCTGGTTTCATACCTATCTCTGAGATAGAGGTTGGGTCGTATGTAATCGGTTCAAATGGAAAACCTACAGAGGTTGTAGGAGTTTTTCCTCAGGGGGTTCGTGATATCTATAGAGTTACATTTTCTGATGGAAGTGATGCTTTAGTAGACCTGAATCATTTATGGCAAGTAGAGAACGCACGTACAGGATTTACCCGTGTGTTAACCACCAACGAGATTATAAAGTCTGGTTTAAGAAGAAGTGATGGGCATCGCAAGTTCAGAATTCCTCTAGTTTTACCTGTTCAATTCTCTAAAAGTTCTGAATTAGAGATTGATGCGTATGTTTTAGGACAAATACTCGGTGATGGAAATTGTGATGCATTAGGAAGAACAAGACTAACTACTGCTGACATAGAAACAGTTGAATTAGTAGTCTCTAATGGATACCCGCTTACTTATCGTAGTAAATACGATTATTATTTTCCAGGCCTTGCTCCTAAAATGAAAGCACTAAAGTTAAACGGTCTAACATCATCTATTAAAAAAATCCCAGAAAAATATCTTCGTGCATCCGTCAAAGATAGATTGGCTCTTGTAAGAGGGCTTATGGACTCGGATGGGTGGGTAAGCAAAGATGGAACAATAGTTCAATTCACTTCTGTATCTGTAGATCTAGTAGAGGGTATGACAGAGTTAGTTCAATCTCTTGGAGGAATAGTTAGACGCACCTACAAAAATAAACCTAAGGGAGGAAACTTCCCTGTACATACCTTGACACTTAATACTCCTTTTAATCCTTTTCATTTAGAGCGTAAAGCATCTCTTTGGTACGAGCGTAAAATTTATCCTGCTTCTAGGTATATTGATTCAATAGAATTTGTGCGTAAAGAAGAAGCAACATGTATAAAAGTTAAAGCAGAAGATCATTTATTTGTTATGCGTAATTACATTGTTACTCATAATACTGCTCAGGCTATTAGAGCCTTAAAAGAGTTACATAATAGAGAAGAAGATGTTTTCCCTATTTTAATTGTTTGCCCGAACACCCTAAAGAAAAACTGGGCTAGAGAATTTAATATGTGGTGGCCTGATGTTAAGACTCAAGTAATTAAAGGCTCTGCGTTACAGCGAAAACGTCAATTTGAAGAACCTGCTGAAGTTTTTATAATTAATTGGGAATCCCTACGCTCTCATTCGCGACTGGCCTCATACGGTTCTGTGTCTTTAACTAGGTGCAAAGCATGCGGAGGTCAAGATGAAAAAATTAGTGAGACAAGATGTGAAGTTCACAAACGCGAACTAAATAGCATAGATTTTAAAGCCGTTGTTGCAGACGAATGCCACCGGGTAAAAGACCCCAAATCAAAGCAAAATCGTGCACTCTTGTCTGCTTCTGGAAATGCAGAAATTCGTTTTGCTTTAACTGGCACACCTATCTCCAACAACGTTGTTGATATGTGGCCAATACTCCACTGGATTTCTACTAAAGATTGGCCAAGTAAGACAAAGTGGATTGAACGAATGGTAGACATCATGCTTAATGCTTTTGGCGGGATGATGGTTCTAGGCGTAAAACCGCATATGACCGATGAGTTCTATAAAAGCATTAACCCGTATATGCGCAGAATGTTAAAAAAAGTAGTTCTTCCACATCTACCTCCAGTTATGCATGAGCGTAGAGATGTAGAGATGTCTACTAAGCAGAAGAAGGCTTACGAACAGATGAGAGATAAGATGATTGCCGAATTAGAATCTGGCGACATACTCTCTGCTCCTGGAATTCTTACTCAAACTATACGACTTCTTCAATTTGCTAGTTCATATGCAACTATGCAGGTAAATGAAGAAACTGGAGAACAGAAGGCAGTTCTAGGAAATCCTTCTTGCAAGATTGATGCTTTGATGTCTGATATTGAAAACGGAGACTTTGGGGATGACTCGATTGCTGTATGCGCGGTATCTAAACAACTTATTAATCTATTAAGTGCTGAGTTAACCAAGCAAAATATCTTTCATGGACTGATCACTGGAGACCAAGACGAAGACGAGCGACAGAAAGCCATTGACGACTTTCAATCTGGAAGAATAAAATGGATTTTATTTACTGCTCAGGCGGGTGGGGTTGGTATTACCTTGACCGCTGCTCGTCGTTTGATTATGCTTCAGAGACCTTGGTCTCTAGTAGACCATAAGCAAGTTTTAGATAGAGTTCATAGAATTGGTAGCGAAATTCATGACTCTATTGTGATTACTGACTATGTTACCGAAGGCACTGTAGAGGAAAGAGTTATCCAAGTCTTAGAAACTAAGGCTGATAACTTTGAACAAATTGTTCGTGACAAAGACCAACTGCTTAAACTATTAAAAGAAGATAAAGAGGGGAATCTATGAGCGAAGTTGTAAGACTTTCTAACTCTGAAATTCAAACTTTTAAGGATTGCCGTAGGCGCTGGTGGCTTACCTACTACCGCCGTCTAAAGCCTAAATATCAAGATATGACAGGTGCTCTTGCTCTAGGTAGTCGTATCCACCAAGCATTAGATGACCACTACTCAAAAGGCATTCCGTTACTTAAGGCTCACTCAGATTTAGTCGAGATAGATAAGCAACTTCTTCTTGTAGATTTTAGAGACGTGTCTAACCTAGAAACTGAAGCAGAACTAGGTAGAGTAATGCTTGAAGGATATGAGCAATGGGTAGAAGAGAATGGTATAGATGCTGAACTAGAAATTATTTCTACTGAAGAAACAATTATTGCTCCACTCTTTGGTGGAGAAGTTGAACTTCAAGGAAAACTAGACATGAGAGTTCGTCGTAAGTTAGATGGAGTTCGAATGTTTAGAGACTTTAAAACAGTAGGAGGATCTCTTGCAGAGTTCTCTAACATGGCTCACATGAATGAACAAGTAATGACATACATGCTCTTAGAAGCAACTAAGGTAGACGAAAAAGAGAGAAGTGATGGCGGAATATTTACTCTTCTTAAAAAAGTTCGTCGTACTGCTGCAGCCAAACCACCTTTCTATGACCAAATAGAAATTCGTCACAATGTATTTACTTTAAGGTCTTTTTGGAATAGAATCCACGGAACAATTACAGATTTAATGAAATCAAGAAAGGCTTTAGATGCAGGGGAAAACCATCAGTTTGTTGTATACCCGAGATCAAGTCGAGATTGCAAATGGAAGTGTCAATTTTTCGCTATATGCCCAATGTTCGACGACGGAAGCGCTGCTGAACAAGCAATTAGTGAAATGTACGAGGAGTCAGATCCTTATGCGTACTACAATACGGATAAAAAAGGAAGCGAGTAAGGTATGAGTCAAATACAAAGATCTCTTACATTAATGGTTTACGGAGAATCAAAAGTTGGTAAATCTTCTTTTGCTGTAACCGCACCATACCCACGTCTTATGCTTGACGTAGAGGGTGGGCATCGATTCCTACCCATTGTCGTAAAGTATTGGGACCCCCTCCGTGAGGAGCCACCAGTTGCTGATGGAACTTGGGATACTTGCGTAGTAACAATTAGAGACTACGACACAGTTATCAAGACTTATCAGTGGCTACAACTTGGAAAACATCAGTTTAAGAGTTTAATTATTGACTCTATATCTGAACTTCAAGTTAAATGCATGGATAGCATTGCTGGTAACGAACAAATGAAGATGCAACAATGGGGCGAACTTCTTCGTCACATGGGTGGCCTACTTCGTGATATTCGTGATTTAACAATGCATCCAACTAATCCACTTGAGGCAGTTGTATTAACTGCTATGTCAAGATCTAGTCAAGAAGGAAGAAACAAGCCTTATCTACAAGGTCAACTAGCTATCCAAGCACCATATTTTTATGACATCTTGGGCGCTCTTACTGTAGAGCAAGTTTCCAATTCTGACCCTCTACAACCTCCATACAAGGTACGCCGTATGTATGTAGAGAGAACTAATGAATACGAAGCAGGTGAACGAGTTCAAGGACGTCTTGGTTCTATTGTGGAGCAAGATAAATTATCTATAGAAGTTATGCTTAATACCATTTTTGGACCTAAGCAAACTGCAGTAACCGAAACTACTAAGCAAGAGAAAGAGGTAAAAGCATGAGCACTCTAAATTGGGGCGATCTCATAAAAGATGCAGGCGAATCTGGAAACTATGATCCGCTACCAGACGGGGACTACGATTTAGTTGTCCTAAAAGCAACACACAAGTTAACTCAAAGTGGTAAAACAATGTTCTCAGTTAAAGCCCAAGTTGAAGGCGGACCGCATAATAAGCGTTTCGTTTGGGACAACTTAGTTGTTTCACCAGACAGTCCAGCAGCACTTGGTATTTTCTTTAAGAAAATGCATGCTCTTGGTGTGCCTCGTGAATACTTCTTACAACAACCATCTCCTACCAATGCTCAGATTGAGCAATTAATTAGTGCTAAGCGGTTCCGTGCTCAAATTGGAACGCGTACATGGAATGGTACAAAAAAGAACGAAATTAAAAACTACTACCCAAGTGTTTCTACACTTTCTGCCTCTGCTCCTGCGGCTGCAGCCCCCGCTCCATCTCCTGCTCCTGCTCCTGCTCCTGCTCCTGCTCCTGCACTGGCTGAAGCAACTCAGGCTCCTTCAGCACCGTTTTAAATAGTTCTATTAGGAAGCCACCTTGTAAAAGTACTCGGTGGCTTTCTAGTATCTAATAAGGAGAAAAATGAAAGTCCTACTTACTGGTTGTACGGCTCCTCAGTCTTCTAAAAATACTAACGAAAGAAATCCTTCCTTCGCTGGGATTATAAATATGTCCTTAATGGAACTTGGGTTTGATGTTACCTGGGAAGACCCGTCCGTAAAAATGAGTAAAGAGTATCTTTCTCAGTTTGATTCAGTTTTAGTAGGAATAGCAAAACCAACTAGCATAATTTCTCATAGGGCGTATGGCGCTTTATCAGTAGTAAATCACTCGAGTGACTTAGGTAATCTTTCTATCTTTCTAGATACCCCCGATCCACATAAAATATATTTTAGTTTAGGTGACATATATAGAAAACCAGAATCTTTAATAAGTAGTTTTTTCTCCAAAAAAAGAGAATATAACTTAGCAATAAAACCAGAATACTTTAGTAATATTGTTTCTGGTGCAAAAAAACTTTATACGCAAGAGTGGCCAAATACGTTTATACCAGCCTACCCTTGGTCAAATAATGAATTTGTGTCCAAGCATATTCCTAATATAAACAAGACAAAGTTGTTTTTAGTTAAGCCTGATGCCGTACTTTTAGAAATCAGTAGTAGTAGTGGTAGTAGGGGTACAAAAATAAATTATGGCGACCACTGGTGCGTTGATAATTTAAAAACCGAGTGGTCTAAGAAAACTATTATGTCTTTGTCTAAACCTTATGTAAGTTATAGAGAAAGTAGATGGGAATCTAACTCGGATATCTTAACAAGACTCGATGGGTCTTTAGGGGCTCTTATATCAACATATAAAGATGGTAATCCTTGGTGGTCTTCAAGTTTATCTCAGGCTCTGTTTGTCGGGGTTCCAGTAGTAACTGACTGGAGACTAACATCCTACTTAGGTAAAGAGTGGTCTTTTCTTGCTTCTACCGTAGAAGAAATGACCCCTGAAGAACGAACAATTCTGGCAGAAAATCAAAAAAATTCTTATATGAATTACTTGCCTTCCTGGGAAGAGATGAGAGAGAATATAGGAAGTATCTTGGCTCAAAAAACATACGTAAGAAACTAGACTCGAAAAGAGAAAAAAATGGCTAATATAGATATAGATTGGGTAAAAGAGCAACTCACTAAAAACAAGACTAGAAAAATGATAGGAGACTCTGTTCTAAAGTTACTAGTAACTTGGGAAGAGATAAAAGAAAAAACTAAAGAACAAAAAGTAGATAATAGTAAAGAGATTGTAGAAATTTTTTATAAGTTATCTCTTGGACATGCTTTGGTCAAAGAAGATAAAAATGAAGTATGGATACAGGCGCAGGCTGGAGATTTAAAAGTAGCAGACTATGTACGAGTCAGATTTAATGCTTTTATGGATGAAAAAGGTAAGAAGTATAATGGAAGAAGAGGTAGGGTTGTAGGTGTTCGGTATGGAGACATAATTATAAAAAGCAACGATAATATTTTTCCAATACTAGATGGAGACCATTTAAAGCCAGAAGATTTAGAAAAACTGGTGTCTTAATGAAAACTGTTACCTATAAATTTACGGTAAATGCAGACGACCACGAAGGAATAATTACTGAAATAGAAAGACGCGTGTCTGATTACCTAGTTGTAGAACCAGAAGATTGTTTGAAATATGTTAATTATGAGACTACTGTAGAAGATAATACCGAAACAACTTCGCAATCACTTATGTACACTGCCTATGTAATAGCAAGGATTAAAGATGACTTCAGAAAATAACACTGAAAAAAGCCCACTAAGAGTAGAAGCGCTACGAGAGGCTGCCAGAATTATTTCTGGAGAACGAGATGACCAGTACGGGAAGCCAGAAGAAAACTTTGAAAGAATTGCTAAAATTTGGGAAGTTATTTTTGGTATACCTATTAGTACTGAAGATGTTGCTATGGCAATGGTTGGCGTAAAGGTTGCCCGTTATGCATCTAAGTCTGGATTTCAACCTGACACATGGATTGACATTGCTGGATATGCAGCCTGCGGATACGAGGTTGGTAGCGTAAAAAATAATAAGTAATTAGTAAAAAACTTCACATAGGAGAAAGGGATAGATTTGTCTAAAAAACCTTGGGAGTTCGAGGACTCTCTCTGCGCAGAAATAGGAACAGAACTTTTTTATATAGAAGACGGGTATAAAGAAGCAAGAGAAGTTAATTTAGAATATAAAATGGCAAAAAAATTATGTAGTGGATGCGTAAATTTGATTGATTGTGCCGACTGGGGGATTAAACACGAAGCATTTGGTATATGGGGAGGGTTGACTCCTATAGAAAGAAGACAGATAAGAAAATGGAAAAAGATAACTCTTAATCAAATTTATTAATATAGAATAGAAAAAGCGACTAGAATTGTCATATAACTTAGCCTAACTAGGAGGTTTGTATGGCAGCAGAATCAGTCTTTGTTCCGATGGCACTCTGTGAACTTTGCTGGCTTGAAAATCACGCCAACTGGGAGCCTCAGAGTGTGGACGAAGAAGGCAAAATAATGATGAGGCTAGTTGGAGTAGATATTCCAGAAATAACTAAAACTGGAAATGTTGATGTTTGTTGCATGTGTGGCTCTATAACTATTGCTGGAATATATGAACTAAAAGATCCGCAAAAAGTTTATTTTATAGAAGACGTTTCTTACAAAGATTTTGAGTACAACTTTGATACCATAGAGGAAGAATAGACTTGGAGCAAAGTGTCAAAAGACGAAAGACCTGGAGAAGAACTCTGGCTTGAGTGGGATGGCTCTGGCTACAGAAAAGTAAGCAATAAAGAATTAATCTATTATACCTTTGACCATGTAGATATAGATAATGAAGTTGTAAGACGAGCTTTAGCATCTGCTATTCAAAGAGATGGTATTGCTTGCTCGTTAGGGGATGGGTTTAAATTAATAGAAACCTCTATAATAAACCTTGGTTGGGTCGGTCTTTTAGAAGAAGAATTTGAATTTATGGTCTGCAATGAAAATTCTGAAACTGAATATGGAGATATAGTAGAGAATATACAGTCTGTTACTTGGATAGAAATATAGAGATATATAGTGTTTTAGTTCAATAGTTTTATATATGTATAGTATAAGATTAGATATATGTGGAAACCTGCGGAGAGCCTAAATTGGCAAAAAAATGCGCTCTGCGCTAAACCCAAAAATAGAAAGTATTTGGATTGGTTTTTTTCTAAAGACTTTTCTAAAAAATATGCAGCAAAGAATCTTTGTTTTACCTGCCCTGTAAGAAGCGAGTGTTTGCAGTGGGCATTAGAGCATAAACAAATATGGGGCATATGGGGCGGAAGAGACGAGATTGATATTAGAAGGACTCTTTCCGTTTCTTATCTAGGGGAAGAAACTCGTAGACGCAGATATCCTAATTGTCCTTATTGTACTGCTAGGCCAATAAAATTAGAGACTTCTATAGAAAACCTTGGGCCAAACGGAAGGTGGACAACAGCAAAAGTTGTAACATGCACGGAGTGCAATTTTTCGTGGAGAAGTCGAACGAGTTCAAATGCTGTAGAAGCGTATAAGTTAGATAGAGAAGAAAGATTGATTAAACAAGAAAAAGAAAAAAATAAAAAGATAAAAAAAGTTAAGAAAAGTAAATAAATGCCTTCCACATACGGCTCTATCTCTCCAATAAAAAAAAGGAGAAATGTGTAATCTTTGCCCTTCCTACGCTGCAGTAAAAGCAGTGATACAAGAAAAAACAGTTTTACTTTGTGACATACACGCATTTCTTCACAGTGACACCATATGGGATTCAGCCACAGCAATCTACGACCGCCTAGACATCCTCCCCCCTAAACCAACCCTCCCCTAGTCTGCTCCGATTCCTCTTCCTATTACGGACAGGGAGCGCGAAAAAACCAGTTTTAAACTACTTCCACCCAACTCAAACTTTCCTCATTCCAGCGATACATTTTCCCATCTTGCGGATAAGCAACAGGCGAATTAACCACGCATTAAAATCCTTGCCTCGGCTTCAGTTATGCCTAGTTTTGCAAGTAGGTTTTCTCTTGCCTTTGGGTCTGGCTTTGCTTCTCCTGCCAAGCCTTTGCCATTCGGCGCGTAAACATTTACGTCGTCGGAATGAGCCGCTATGGACAATTCAGCCCACGTACTTGCTTCCTCGACTGAATCAAATTTATCGCCGTTTGGATAATCGGGTTGAAATTGAAACGGTACATCATCGCCATCATTGTATATTTTAATGGCATAAGTTTCTGAATCTATTTCGTAACGCATTTTATCTCCTTAGTTTTTTGTTTAAGCATATGTAAACCCATTCCAATCAACACCACTTGGCATTGTCATTGAAGTCCAAGAGGTTCCATTTGTGGAATAATAGCCCTGCGTAGAACCTCTTTCTGCAGTAATATATTTTCCAGCACCAAAAGCACATCCCGTCATTGTCATTGATGATGGGATTGAGCCTTCAGTCCAAGTTATAGCGTCAGTGCTGCGTGCTGTTTTACTCATTCCATAACTAAACGCCATAAATCCAGCCACACTTCCATAACATATCGCATACCAACCAGCGTACCCACTAGCAATTCCAGTTCTTGAAGTATAACTTGAACCGTTTGAAGATGACCACCAAGTTGTCCCGCCGCCGCCAGGAGCAGCA